TTCCACAACACAGAGTTAAAATCATCCGATTACAAAACGGAGAGGACCTTATTTCTGATTGTATTACCAATGAAAAAGATGAATGGATTCAATTGAACGATCCTATGGCTTTAATAGTCAAACGCTCTGCCAAAGGTACGGTAATGATGATGGTACCATGGTTGCCACTTGAAGTTGTTTCTGATAATATAGCTACTATATCTTTTCACGATGTATTAACATTCGCTGAACCAAAAGAAGATTTAGTTGAATACTATAATGGTATGGTTGAACAAGCTAAAATATCGGTAGCTAGAAATGATGATGTGTTAAAAGTATTAAAAGAAGAATTAGTAGAATACCGTAATGAAACTCTTGATGAAATGTTTCCTGAAGAACAGGAAAAGATTAAAACTTATTTAGATAATTCAATTAATGATAGAAAAAAGAAATTACATTAATGATTAATTATACACCAAACAATTTCAAATTAATAAGTGATGTGATAGTAAGTAATTTAACTTCTGATTTATTACCTAAAAAATGGGTTGAAAGAAACAAATCTAATTCTATGTTTGGTCATTGTCACACAGCATCAGCTTGCTTACAAAAGATATTTGGAACAAAAACAATTAAACTATATCGTGCCCTAGATGATGAAGGTATCTATCATTGGTGGGCAGTTGATAAAGAAGGTCAACGAATTGATTTAACAGCTGACCAATATTATTCAACAGGTAGAAAACCTCCATATGAAAATGGAATTAAATCAGGAATGTTAGGATTTGAATATCGTGTAAGAGTGCTAACATTATTGGATAAGGTACTAAAGCAATTACAATCAAAGGGGACACCGCTAGACTAACAGAAGTCAAGCACATTTTGAGGCAATTAAGGATGAAATATGAGTGATAAAAAACCAAAACATTATGTAAATAACGCCGACTTCTTGAAGGCTCTAGTAGAGTATAAAGAGAAATGCGATGAGGCAAATAAAGCAGGAAAAGAAGAACCCAATGTTCCAAATTATGTTGGTGAATGTTTTCTAAAGATAGCTGAACACCTGTCCCGTAAACCAAATTTTATATCATATTCTTTCCGTGATGAAATGATAGCTGATGGTATTGAAAATTGTATGATGTATTTCCGCAATTTTGACCCAGCTAAATCTAAAAATCCATTTGCATATTTCACACAAATTATATACTTTGCTTTTCTTCGCCGTATTATGAAAGAAAAGAAACAGCTTTATGTTAAGTATAAGGCAACTGAACAATTTGGTATCCTAGATGAATTTGAATTACTAGAAGATTCAGATGGTGTAGCCAAACAATTTGAACTCTATGATAACATATCCGAATTCATTCATAACTTTGAAGAAAATAAGAAAAAGAAAAAAGAAGGTAAAGTTAAAGGATTGGACAAATTCCTTAATGAAAACCTATAATTACCTATGAAACACTTGACTTTAATTATACTATGTGTTATTATCGGTGGGTGCGCTGAAGTTGGCTTCAGATTTCCTAACTCTTTCTCATATGAGGATACAAATGAATACAGAAAAGTTGCTTCAACATATTAGAACTTTAGAAGAAGAACATTTAATTTTAGATAGCCATATTAAAGATGGGTATAGTAAGTTTGTAAATGATACAGACCTAAACAAAATGAAATTTGAAAAGCTTGAACTGAAACGAGAAATAGAAACACTTAAACAACAATATAATAAAATAAGAATTAAATAATAATGCGAATTTGTGTGTTGGGTGATACCCACTTTGGTATGCGTGGCGATTCTTTGGAATTCCACAAATATATTAAAAAGTTTTATGATAATGTATTCTTTCCGTATCTGAAAGAAAATAACATTACAACCGTATTTCAGCTAGGTGATTTGTTTGATAGACGAAAGTTTATTAACTTCAATTCACTCTACCTATGCCGTAAATACTTCTTTGACAAATTAAAAGAAAACAATATCACATTCTATACCATCCTTGGTAACCATGATATTTCTTTTAAGAATACCCTTGAAGTTAATTCTCCACAACTATTACTAAAAGATTATGACAACATTACTGTATATGATAATTTTTCTACCATTGATTTTGATGGTGTGTCTTTTGATGTTATTCCTTGGCTCTGTCCTGAAAATGAAGAAACAATCTTTAAGGCAATCAACGAAAGTAAATCGCAATTAGCATTTGGCCATTTTGAGATTGATGGGTTTGAGATGGATCGTGGTAATGTTTGTCGTGGTGGTATTGACAAAAACAAACTTATCAAGTATGATATGGTATTAACTGGACACTTTCATCACAAATCAGATGATGGTCATATCTATTATGTCGGTACTCCAAATGAAATCACTTGGGCTGATTATAATGACCCAAGAGGTTTTCATATCTTTGATACGGCAACTCGTGAGATGGAATTCATACAGAACCCATATCGTATGTTTCACAAACTAAACTATGATGATGGCGCTCAAGACTTTGAATTCTGGAAGGCTTATGATTTCAGTAAATTAAAAGAAACATATGTAAAAGTGGTTGTTATCAATAAACAAAACCCATATTTGTTTGATAATGTGATTGACAACCTTTATAAGGCATCTGTGTCTGATATATCTATTGTTGAAGATTTCACCGACACAAGTTTTGATACTGACCAAGATATTATTGACCAAGCTGAAGATACAATGACTATTCTTAACCGATATATTGATAATTTAACCTTGAATGTAAATGGTGATAAACTAAAAACACTTATGCGTGAACTTTATGTAGAAGCAATTAATACGGAAACAACTGAATAATGCTCGTTTTTCGTTATGTTCGCTGGCGGAACTTATTAAGCACCGGTAATTACTTTACTGAAATCAAACTAGATAACACAAGTAACACGCTTGTTGTTGGTGAAAATGGTTCTGGCAAATCTACAATGCTAGACGCATTATGTTTTGGCCTTTTTGGTAAGCCTTTCCGTTCAATCGTCAAACCTAATCTAATCAACTCAATCAACGGTAAAGATACTTTGGTTGAAGTTGAATTTAATTCAGGTAACAAATCATATAAGATTATTCGTGGTATCAAACCAAATACTTTTGAGATTTACCAAGACGGTGAATTACTCAATCAAGACGCAGCTGCTCGTGACTATCAAGAATACCTAGAGAAGTTTATTCTTAAAATGAATTACAAATCTTTCACACAGATTGTTATTCTAGGTTCAGCGTCATTCACACCATTCATGCAGTTATCAAATACCGATAGACGAGCAATCATTGAAGACCTACTTGATATTCAAATATTCTCTACCATGAGCGGGTTGGTCAAAGAACGAATGACCAATAATAAAGATTTATCTTTAACCAAGAAACATGAGATTGATATTGGTAAACAAAAATATGAACTCAAAGAATCTCATATCAAACAATTAAAACAAAACAATGATGAAAAGATTGCTGAATATGAATTAGATATTGCCAATAATTCAAACCACATTGTAACCCTAGAATCAGAAACAAACGAAAACAGTAGTAAAATTGATACGCTTCAAGCTGAAGTAGTGGCTCGTTTAGAAACAGAACAAAGGGTCAAGAAGTTTAATCAACTTGAAACACAAATTGAAACCAATCTAAACAAATATAAAAAAGATGTGAACTTCTTTGAACATAATGATAACTGTCCAACATGCCGACAAACCATTAATAAACAATTCAAAGAAGAAGAAATTGATAATTTAACCAATAAGATTACGGAATGTACCGTTGGCCTTTCACAGTTAGAAACTAAACTATTAGAAGAACAAAACAAGCTAAATCAAATTAGTGAAAAACAAAAACAAATACAAGAGCTGCAAATTAAGATTGCAACCAACACCACTTCTATCACCGAGATAAAAAAATATATTGCTCGTATTGTAAAACATGTGGAAGAATTAAAGAATACCAAAGACATATCAGATACCGAACAGAAACAATTAGAAGAACTTAAAGTTAAGATTGATGAAGCTGAAAAAGAACTAAAAGAATTAATTGATGAAAAAACCTATTATGAAGTAGCTTCTAATTTACTAAAAGATACTGGTATCAAAACAAAAATTATTAAACAATACTTACCTATTATTAATAAGTTAGTCAACAAGTATTTGGCATCATTAGATTTCTTTGTGAACTTTAACCTTGATGAATCATTCAAAGAGACCATCAAGTCAAGGCATCGTGATGAATTTACTTATAATAACTTTTCAGAAGGTGAAAAGTCTAAAATAAATTTAGCTCTTTTATTTACCTGGAGAGCTATAGCTAAATTAAAGAACTCTGCTAACACCAATCTGTTAATATTGGATGAAATTATTGATAGTGCTTTAGACCATAATGCGATTGATAACTTTTTAAGTTTAATCAACAATATGAATGATAGCACAAGTGTTTTCGTAATATCACCTAAAGGTGACATTTATAATGATAAATTCCACCAGACCATAAGATTTGAGAAGATTAAAAACTTTAGTAGGATTGTAAAATGAGTGATGATATATTAAATCAAGAAATATTTACCATTGATACTGGTGCTAATATTAAACAAGAAGAAAAGATTGAGCCTTTGCCATTGTTTGATGAAAATCATCCAATGTTAAGCAAACCAATACCGATATACAAAAACGCATTACCTAATCAGAATATGAATACTTTAATTAAAC